GGCCATGTACGAGGCTGCTATGCGATGCAGGCGGAAAAAGGCCAGCCGAACAGTAATCATCCACCTTGGCGACCATGACCCCAGTGGAATAGATATGACCCGTGACAACTTTGACAGGATGGATATGTTCGGTGCAAATCTCACAGTTGAGCGAATAGCCCTAAACATGGACCAAGTAGACAAATACAATCCGCCACCGAATCCGGCAAAGCTAACCGATAGCCGGTGTAGTGGGTATATCTCTGAGTATGGTGATAAGTCGTGGGAACTTGACGCACTTGACCCTCACACGATAAACACCTTAATCTGCGACACCGCCGCCACCTACACCGACCAAGGAAAACGGGACAAGCTGATACTGCGTCAACAAACAGAGAAGGAGCTGATTGAGAGAGTTAGCCAAAGGTGGGATGAAATCGTTGAGATGATCGAAGACTAACCCCCTCACGGGGCTGCACCGATTCGCGGGTGTGTCCCGGTGATTGTTTTTATTAACCTTAATTGGAGATTGAGAGATGATTAAAGTAGGCGACATTGTAATGGTTCGGTTGGAGTATCAAAGCCATAAACGAAAAGCAATCGTGACGTCAACACGTGGCAAACACTTGCTTAAGGGCATGATTGATGTACATTTCCGAGGCGAAAGCTTAGGCACGATTGTTGATATCGAAGATTGCAGACTATGGACGAGCCGTGAATTTGTGAAGAAGTGGTGGCTTTGGTTTTAGTTGTCCCGGTTTTAACCCTTTTTAGGAGTGTAGATCAATGAAACGAGCGAGTATTGCTAAAATTAAAGTGTGGTTTGATGTCCCCGTGACCTTAAAAAATGACCCTCAAGGTGACCTGCACGATGAAATGATAAACCGACTTATGGACCTGCCCCGATGCAACGAGTATTTAGGTGGACACTGGGCCTACGCAATCTTTGAGTACGACAGTTTTGAGTTACTACGGGGCTTAAAAGGCAAGGATGCTGTTGTTGTTCAATCGGTGGTGGATGAATTTAATGCGAAAACTAACTAACCCTTTAACCTTTATGAGAGGAATGGAAAATGGAAACACCAGAACTTAAGAAGATAGCTGCAAATCGGCCAGAATCACAGTCTATCGGAGCTTTCCTTGATTGGCTACAGAATGAAAAAGGCATTATTTTGTGCGAGTATGATGAGTCTATCAAGACAGAATACGACCAAGACCGATACACGGTAGTTCGCACCACGATTGAAAAGCTCTTGGCTGGGTACTTCGATATCGATCTCGACAAGGCCGAAACAGAGCGACAAGGCTTATTGGACGAACTCCAAAAGCAAAACGTCTAACCGTACCCGGTCTCAGGCCGAGAAAAGAGGGAATAATGAAAGTAATGTGCGAAAAAGCTCTGGTTTGTACCCATGATTTCATGTGTGGAGGCCAAAAACCTCACGATTCAAACTCTTGTGAGCCTTGCCCGTTCGATAAAAATGTCAAATGTGTCGCGGTTAAGACCGTACTGGAATTTGCCGACGAAGAACATGAGCTTAACTAACCAGCCCTATCGGGCAGAAAGTAGGTGAAGTAATGGAAGTGAGAACTATCGAAAAATTCATACAGCTTGAGGCAGAACTTCTCAGTAAAGTCGTTAAGGAAACCCACTGGACTAAGCAGAGAGAGCATTACAAGGCCGCTTTTGGGTTGCTGTCAATGATAATTTGTGACCTTAAAAAAGAAAAAGAGTTAATAGGTGCTGCAAACGACCTATTGAGCGCGTGTAAGTTAGGTGAAAAATTCCTCACAAGCCTGCCTAAAGCTAAGGGTAAATGCCAAACAGAAAACCGAGCTGTGTTTGCTTGCGCTCTCAGCGATGCTATCGTTAAAGCAGGGAAGGACTAACCCATGTACTTAGTATTGTTTATGCTGGCTGTTTTAATTGGTTTTATTGTTGTTAAGGTAAAGGAGACGAAATGAAACTATCGTTAGATAGAACTTGGGAGCTTTGTAGTGAGTAAATGGGAAGTTAAGCCGCTGGAAGACATACCCGACAGGCTTGCTATTTATGCTGGCGAGGAAGTCATACTAAGCCCTGAATTGCTCGAAGGGCATCAGTATTTCGAGTTTATCGTCAAATGTGTGAACGAGAGGGACGAGCTTGTAGGGGCGTTGAGAGATATGAAATCAATATTGAACGGCCTGCACTTGAACTCCGTCATAAACTTCGACAAATGTGAGTTGATTCGCAAAACCGAAGAAGATGCAAGGTTACTACTCAAACAGATAGGAGAGATAGAATGACTAAAAAAGAAGCTATTAAGGCAAGTATAGAACACTGGGTGGAGAATAAGGCTATTGTGTTGGATGAGTGGGAGGGGGAAACCTTGCCGATCTGGGGCGAAGATTGTCCTTTATGTGACAAATACTGCCACCCTGAAGAAGACAAGTGTGGCAACTGTCCCCTCAAGGAACGAGGAACGGCTTGTTGCAAAGAATGGCTATCTTGTTCAAACTCTGTTTTTTCTCAAGAGGCATGGGAAACCGCCTGCCAAGCTCTAATCGACAAGCTGGAAAGTTTATTGTAAACCCTATTTAATTGCGGTTAGAGCCGGTGTATCGGTTACAAGAACGCTTCGAATCGTCTCTTATTGTAACAGATGAGTGTTAAATGTCAAGACTTTTTTGGAGAATATTATGAATGGAATAGATTTATTATTGAACGATGACGTGAAGCTCAAACGGCTCATGGATGATATTAACGGTATGTCAGACCTTGAAGCACAAGGGATTATGGCTGCTATGGACTGGGAAGATAAATGGTTGGAGGATGTACTGTGAAGAGGATGGGCAGACCACCACTACCAGAAGACGAAAAGGCAGACCACATTACCGTCCAGATCGACACAAGAGAGCTATTGTCCCGTATGCAAGCTGCCAAACCCAAGGGTATGATGCAGAAGGACTTTACCAGTGAGCTTATTCGGTTGGGGTTGGCGGCCTCACGTCCTTTTAAAGGGCTGTGACAGGTCCGTCAGAACAAAAACAGAGGCTAAGGGGTAGTCTGGCCTCACTTCTCTCTGGCGAGCCACACAGCGATACCAGCGGTTATAATGTCTTCGGGGGTTATGATTCGCTCCAGCCATGCCGAGTAAATATATGCGTTTATGGGGTCAGCCATTTTGTATGTTCTCCACATATTTTCTAATTTCGCAGAGTATTCGTTAAATGACCGGCTCGCCTAATTCTACCATCCTATCCCTCACCCGCCAACTCAGGACTTCGGGATGGTCGGTGAAGGGGCAGACGGCAAGATATCCATTAGCATTGTATTGGCCGCACTTATTGCATTTATGGCAGTTGTTGGGGTCAGTATCGTGCTTAGACTCTACCCCCAGTAATTCAGCGAGTGCCTTACAGTCATCGGATTTACAGTCGGTTAGGTTCATGGGTTTAGTCCTTCACTGGAAATACATATTCCTCAAATGTTTCAATGCCGTCCAACACAGCGCGTATTACTTTTAACGACAATCCGTTCCTCGTGTGGTGATCGGCATGCCTTTTTGCACTGGTTTGTATAAGGCTGTGAAGCACAGAATCGCGTATTCCTGTTTGACGTAATTCTTTTACGGCCTCGCTAATAGCCGCTACCTGCTTTTTAAGTTCTTCCATGTCGGTTTGAAATTGTTTCTCTGCCATAAATCATACCTCGCTTTCTTTAAGGGTTTCAGTAATAACTTCTAAGCATCGTTTAGCAAGTCCGGCCCATTGACCGTGTTCACCGTTGGCGATGCTGTTTAAGTCTTGCTGTGCTTCTTTTATCGCAAGTGCTTGCCGGTCCCGCTCGGCGGTTAGGGTTGTGAGGGATTGCTGGAGTTCCTTGTAAGACGGACTACAGATATGGGTGATAGTGTCGGGTTTTCCACAGATGCCACATTCGGGACAACCATAAACAGTATCGTGGTTTTTTGGGGTTAAGTCTACACCGGAGATTATTATTTCCTTCTCACTCATCCCTTTACCCTTTCAAGTGTTTCAGTTGCTATTTTCTTATATTTGTAGTGTACACATGTCCTCTCGCACACCGCGTCGGGAACTGTTCGGATATTGTGACGGCAACATTCGTCACATTTCCTTTGGCACTCATCGTTTATCTTCTTCAACCCATCCTCAAGGTCCATCCTCTGAGCCAGTTCTGCGTTGTATTTCACTTTAAGTCTACTCTTTGCACCGATCTCTTTCTTCAGTTCGGCGGTTAGGGTTGTGAGTTTTTTGCCATCACAAGCTGTATACGGACATTCTTGCAACATCTTTTCACCAACTCCGTCCGTAGCCGTCGATGGTACAACCCGAATACCGTCTGATGCTGGTTGTTTTAGATCGCTCATTTATCCTTAGCTCCTTTCACTCAGGCTCTTTGCCTATATCTAAATCCGCTCCACATATCGGGCAGTCCTCATCTTGGCATCGCATACAAAGCAAGCTATCGCAAATAGGGCAGTTTATACCTTCCGCTCCCATGTCTAAATCATGTCTGCAATTATGACATTTAAAAAACTCACTCATTACACATCTCTCCTTTCTTCCCAAGCCTCTACAGCAAGGGTCTTAGCTGTTTCTTTGTCTTCGTGGTAGCACATGGGGCCTTGCCATCCACATTTAGTACAGTAGACGTAAGCTTTCCATTTACTTACTGACAATTCACAGCTTACCGCCGCAAAGTCATGTCCTGTGGGGCATTTTTTAAGTTTCTCACTCACCGCTTGCCTCCGTTCTGGGTAGGGCCGAATTTGCTCCAAGGGTCTTCTCTGGGAAGGGGTGGAAGTCCAAGTCGTATTCTACGGCGTATTTCTTTTATTGATTTATCCGCCTCCCTACGCCATTTATTCCATTGTTCCCACGAAATAGGCGTGTATTCCTGTGGTTTTTGTGTTTCAGCAAATTTCATAATTATTCTCCGTTCTGGGTAGGGTTGGGGCAGTGATTGTGTAGTGGCCAGCATTTCGTACAGATATGGATCTTGCCGCAATAACAGTCGCCGCCATCCCAATAACAAGGAAACTTCCGCCCACAGTCTGGGCAAGAGTACCACTTCGAATAATGCCAGAACGTTGGGCACTTGAAAAGATAGTGTAGTAATTTCTTAATCCATTCACTCATTCTGTCCCTTTCAGTATAGCTAAGATTTCGTCAATAACATTTATTTTATCTTGAACGGATTCTCGTTGGCTGGGGAAAACTACGTATTGCTTTTTAGCTTCGTACTCCGCCCTTAGCTTCTCGATCTTTTCTATTTCTTCGGTCATAGCTCAATCCTCTTGTACTGGAAATTGTCTTACCTGTAGTTCTTTGGGGAACTGGGTTATGTCTTTACAGACTTTGCCGCCGATGTTTGTTTGTTTCATGAAAAATGCTGTATTATCTTCACATTGTTGTAATAGTCTATACGCCCAATTATTGTGCATTATGCGTATTTGCCTTTTTGGTCCCGATTCTCCTCCGCAAATCACCCAATTCAGGGGGTCAAGCTCTTCGACAACAACTTCTTTATCGCACCGATTACAAAACAACTTGTCATCATCTGCGCCGAGTACATCAAAGTGGTCTATGTTGTCTATGTTTTTACATTCCGGGCACTTAACCGTCATGCAGATGTAACGGCTCAAATCTACCGGCCCCAACATCGGCTCAACACTAACAAACCGAACCGCCGCAGGGATCTGTAGTAATATCGGGATGCGTATGTCGGCTTGCTCTTGGTTCTCGGCGGTTACGCCCAGCCATAGGTTTGGCAATGGCCACGGCCCAGATTGATCGGGTAAGTCTGCGGTTGGGTTAGTGTCACATAACACATCTACCATCATACAAGTTACCATTGTGTGCAATCGTTCTTGCCTGAAATACGCCGCCATCCGTTCAGGCCGTTTCGTTAACACCTGAAAAGTGTGCTGTGGGCAAAGTGCAATCACCGCCATAACCTTATCAACCCACTCAAACGGAACTGACTCATGGAATACATCTCCCATTGAGCATACGAATATCATGCGGGGCTTCTTCCAGTGAAGGGGTTTGGTGAGGGCTTTTTCGTCAAATTGAGTAGTTCCATTCCATTGGTTGTATTTTCCCGCGTGGTGGTCAAATCCCACAACGTCTAAGTATTTTTCAAGATGTTTATACTTACCGTAGGGATCTGAATCATACATCCTTTGAAGCCTGCACGCCATTTTCTCGGCGTAACAATTCAGGCAGCCAGGCGATAACTTAGAGCATCCGCAAATCGGGTTCCACGTCTTTTCAGTCCATTCTATTTTTGTCACTGTCTACTCCTTTGGCTTACTCCTTGTCGTGAATTGTGCCGGTTACTTCGCATATAATTAGATATTCCATATTGTAATCATGGTTAGGGTTCTTTGTGTTCCATAATGAAAATCCGGCAAACGCAGAACTCCAAATGATTTCGTATACATTACCGGATGGGTCTTTTACTAAATCTCCGCGATAAACATCTTTCGCGTCCCTGTCTTCTTTGCCGGTGAATTGGCCTACGGTGTCGGGGTGGACCCGTTCCATTACTCCAGCCTTTGTCTCCTCGTTCCATGATATAATTTGGTCATCTGCCGCGAGATACCCATACACCCAACCAGAACATGCGTCTTGAACCTCCTTGGCCCATGTGTCAAGTTTGTGCCATGCCCCACAAGCACACGGACCGTCTGCCATGTCACATGTTTCGGTTGAGCTTCCGTTGCGGAGTTTGCCTACAAATTCGGCTGGCATCGGTATACACTTATCTTTTTCAATAACTCGCTTGCCTCTGAACTTAATCTGCCTCATTGTGTTCTCCTATCTAATATTATGTTTTGAACAGAACTTCTTCGGGTCATCCTTTGACCAGTATTTTGTACATCCCGCATGTTGACAATGGTTGTACTCGTCCGACGCGCCGGCCTTGGAATTCTCCTCCGTCCAGCACGAACCGTTTATCCAAGTTGTAAAGTGCTTCCAATACACTTTGTCTTGTTTACGCCAAATAATCTGCTGTTCAATGGCTGGCAACAATAAAGGTAAAACGTCTCGCCAATCTGTGTGCTTCTTGCAGAAATTATCAAACTCAGGTTGTAAGCCTTTTTTGGTGTTGGGGAACTTCTTGCGAGCAATATCAAAAATTGCTTTTTCTTTTACATTATTTCCATTGTTAGCATTCTTTACATTCTTGTCTGTGTTCGCTTGCTGTTCACTCGCTGTTGGCTTGCTGTTCACTTTTGGTTCACAGGCTGTTTGCTCGTTTTGATAAATGCCGTAGTTCAATACGGTTAGGCGCGTCGTTATGTGTTCATTTGCTGTTGCAATCTGCGCGCAATCTCTGAGCAATCTGAAAAACCTTATAACTTGGTTCCTCGACCAGCACCACCGCTTTCCCCACGTCTCAGCGGACTTCAATGACTGGCCTCGATAACATTTTAATACTTTTGAACCGATAATAACCTCTGTTTCTTTTACGTGCTGAACTTCCATTAGGATGTCAATCCACGCTTCGGCCTTAGAGAAAACTCTCTTTTGTTTCCATAAAGCACTTTCCTGTATTTTCCTGTGTAGCTTAATCCATCCTTGCATGTCTTACCATGTTCACTAAAACAGTTCCGGCTTCATTTCTTTAATCTTAGTCACGCACAGACTAAACAACGTCTTGAAGTCAACTTTTGGCCGTTTAAATTCCTTGACAAAATGCCAGCAGTCCTCGGTAACAAGGTCGTGGTAAACTGTATTCAAGAGCCTCGGAATACATTGACTGTGCCAGCCGTCGGTATCGGCTTCTATGGCAGATTTAACCTTGCTTATCAGTGCTTCTGTGCAGTACTTGTCTACGATTTTTTGCTCAATCATAGCCTTGCCCTGAATATCAGGCGCACCCATTTCTTTAGCGTGCTTTTCTTTGAACTCAGAGGTTACTATCTTTGCCCATGTAGTACGTCCGTATTTATTGACGTACTGGTAGTTTTTTATCACTAACCCCTCGCCCGCACCCTTGCCGTCCTCGACTAAGAATTGGTTTCGGTCAAGCCATGACACTAACTTGTCGTAGTCTGGGTTATGGATTATAGCAAGGGGCGGGATGTAGTTGATACCAAACTCCTCCATTAGGGGCTGGTATTCCTCATAGGTTAGGTAGCGGAATTTCTCGCCTGACGGCAATTCTTCCGGCAAATCCTCTACAACGTCAAAAACATAGAACTGCCTCCATGCCTCTTTTCGGTAGGTTTTTAGGCTATGCGGTACAAGCCACTCACCAAACAACCGCAAATCATGGTTCATAAAGAATGTGGCAATGTTGTTGTCCTCAAGGATTGCTTGCTTAAATCCATTATTGTCTGTGTCCTCGTCCAGATACCTACGCCTGCTTCCACACCTAATAAAACCATCATCACACCATATACTACCGTTGGTTCCGTCGATCTTTGGGAATATGTAGCACCTACCTAATTCTATACCATCGACCTCGGCGGTTCCGAATCTTTCGATATGCTGATATTTTTTAAACTCCATCAATTATTCTCCTTAATCTTTTTGGTTTATCATCCCATTCGGAATTTTGCCTGCACGTTAGCGTTATATTTTTACCAATTCTTGCCAGCCCTGCATGGCCATACAGCTTAACCAATTTTCGTATCGTGTTTACCATCGGCTTATGGATTTGAGAATTTGCAACAGCCCGCATTTCTCGCGTTTGCCAATCACATACAACCGAATCTCTTTTGCCGATAGCCCTGTTGAAAACCAGACACCATGTAGGAACGCCGAACTTTTGGCCGTCTGTCATTGTTTTGTGCCTGCGTGTCCCGTCCAAAATCTCTATTGAACCACCTTTGAGGATGTGAATAAGGACGCTGTAGGGCATAGAGTCGTGCCGAAAGTAGCCTAATTTGCAGGAATGGCCATACATGCTCTGGAAATAACACACGTCGTCATGGGGGAAGACCAACCCATTGCTTATGTTTGCAAGCCTCATGTCCACCTCATAAAAAAAGCCCCGAAAACAGGCTGCTCAGACCCAACGCAGAACGGGGGGACTACCTGTAATCGGGGATAATAAACTAAATTCTACGTTAAACCTGAGCATCATTACAACTTACCATAAAACCAGTTACTTGTCGAACAAAATATTTATAAAATTACAATTTATTTCTCACAATTAGTATTCACTGACCCGCAACGCTTACATTTTACTATTCTTCTCACCTCAGCCCACGTTATATACCACATCATCCAGCAGTCCCGGCATAGGCATGGGAAGTAGGTGGTGCGGGATAGTAGGGTGTAGTTATTCATCGGCCAGTCTAAAATATATCTCCTCAAAGTCCAGTCTTTCACCAACCCTGTCGTACCTGTGTGTGTCGTACCAGTCTATATTTTCCCATTCTATCAGCCGTAGCATTGCAATAAAGTTGTCCATGTTCCTGTGCGCACTCATTGTCGGGTGGAAGACGTGGTGGTTCTCACATATCTCAATTCGGTTCTTGTCCTCACAGCATAGGTGAGGATATGCACCCTTCGGTAGGACGTGGTGGGCGTTGGTTGAACCAGAACACTCACTGTCATTGATAGCACACTGACCCGTCCGATCTCTTTGTGACCAAAGTATTAAACATTCCTCTTTAAACTTCTTATTTAAGTAGCTACGCAGGGCGGTGATAGTCACCTGAACCGAGTCGGAAATCTCATCAATAGACATTCTCGCCTTAGCATGCTTCCATGCCATTATCTTGGCCGACCTGTTTACTTTCGTTGCTTTAGCCATTACTTAAACCCTTCATTTGGGTCGGTGATAATGTTGTATTTCTCGTCAAGGCTGACCGCCCCTAACATTCCGTGGCCGGGGTGGATCTTTTCGGATGCGACACGCTCTGGCGGGCATTGGTGGTTTTCGTACTTGACGGCATAGTAAATACCCATGCTCGTTAATATTAAGATGATAATCACTAATACTATTCTGTCTACTGTACTCATATCATATCTCCTATAAATTCGGTTAAATTGTCTCTCCCTGCCGGGCTGCGAGATGAGTCTGCCGTCCCGACAGGGCTTGGATTAAGGCATCATTGCCTCCTTTCACCTACAAACTTCGTTCCTAACTGCCCCAGTAGGATTCGGACCTACATCTTTACGGTCTTACGACGAACTGCCGTCTGCTCTTCCAGTTGAGCTACAGGGCAAAAACCGGGGCAATGACTCAGAGGATGCCCCGGTCTCTTTGGGGAGAATGAAAAATATTAAAGGAATGGGCAGGAGAGCGAATCCCACTTGGACATTGTTAGAACAAGTCCCACAAATACAACTCACGGATGCTGGCCGTATGTTACCTTAGTAACTCCATAGCTTTACCAGTTCCACGCCAGCCGGAGCCAGCGAGCCGAGTATAGGTTATTAACCTCTTTCTTTGGCGCGTCGCTACACGCCACCATTCCCATTATTTCATTGTAAAAGAGCGTGGCCCATCCGTGAGCCGTGTTCGTCGTCCGTGTATCGCGACATGAACTTATTTCTTTATTGGGAGGTTCTCAACCAGATCGTCATACTCAGACTCGCCTAATACCCAAGCGGTTGCTTCTGTCCCATAGCTCCTTATGTTCATACTCTCGTCGCCCTCGCCAAACTCCGTGTAAACATCATCTTCGTCCAACCCTTCCTCCAATACTCGTATCTGGAGGTCAACGCCGGCTAAATTGTCATCACCGAAGATACTCATTGGCGTTACGTTCTCTCTGGCATCCTTCAATCGCTGAATCTGCTCGTTAATTTCCTCTTGTGATTTCATGCTAAGTCTCCTATTTCCTAAGTTCTCAGTTCTGGGAACATGTCCCTGTTTAACAACGCAAATTCACCAAAAAGCTCCGCCGCTTTTATGTCGTAAGCCTTTGCCGCCAGTTCCTCTGTGTCGTGATAACCTAATCTTTGTCTCTGTTTTCGGGAATTTATATACGCGCCCCACCGACCACACCTCTTATCAAGGGATACGCCCTTGTATTTACTGGAACACTTCTTGTGGCTCTTTCGCCGGTTTTGGTTATTTTGAGACCTCGTAACCATCCTGAGGTTCTCTCGTCTATTGTCCAATCCATTACCGTTAATGTGGTCGGTCTCGTATCCTTCGGGTGGCTTGATTATTGACCGGTGCATAAGTTCACCGGCCTTCTGGTTGGACGGAGTTCTTATTGCATATTTATTGCCAGCACGCCCATTGAGTACCTGCCATTTGTACTTAGCCAACGCAGCATAATCCTTATCGTCTACAGTTGCGAAACATCCTCTTGTTAGTGGTATCTTTTTCATGTTATCAGTCCCAAAATAAAAGCCGAACAGGGTTGCTACGCAGTGAGGGCGTGAGCCCGGATTGCCCCTGGACGGCTTTAGTAAGTTGTGTTTTCCTGCGTAGCATACCATATATCATAACCTCTATTTTGGAGAAGTCAATTATTTTCTCAAATCTTTTTCCGGCGCGTCCAACGGCCAACCCATTTCAATAGCTTTATCTATAATCTCTTGAATATACTTCGTCAAGTTGCGTTTACCGACACCTATTATTGTAAACCTCGTAACTATCGTCCCATCAGCCATGGTGTAGGTCTGTTTCTTTAACAGTGCCGCTCCCTTGCACTCTTTTTTCAGGTGGTCATCCCACCACTCCTCTGTATACCCGCTCCAATCAGCCAGTGTTGGGATCGCCACACCCTTGACCCAAGCCCTCTGGCGGGCCGTGTGACACTTCAACGGGTCCAACACCTCAAGGCCGCCGCCAAGCTCCAACTGGCTTAGAATCGCATTCAGGGGCTTCTCAAGCGTAGGGTTTCCGCCAATTACAGAGACTACCTTGAATATTGTTTGCTTCTTGCTCACTTTAGGGCTTTCTTTAGAGACTTGTAAGATTCGTCGCTTATTGTAACCTTTTCTCCGCCGTCGAATTGGACGGTGTGAGTGCTGGGTTTAAGGCTACCGGAATGCATAAACCAAAAGTTGCCGGTTTCTTCAACTAAGAGGTCGCATTCTTCATCGTCGGAAGAGCGAAGGACACGCAGGCCCGTCCTAATTACCGTTGCTGTATCAAAATGACGAGCTACGTTTCGGTATTCGCCATTCTGGACGCCAAAAGACCACGCCATGTCCTGAAGCTTTACTTTGTCGCCAACTTTAAATCTCATTTTCTTTCTCCTTAATAATTTGTCAATAAATTTCATTTCAACGCCTTTTTCAAGTTCTTAAACGATTCGTCGCTTAACTCCACAGCCTCGCCACCGTCAAAGCTGACAGTATGGGTGGGGGTGTCGTCGGGGAAGGTGGGCTTACCCCTGAATATTAAAGCGCCGTCACGTATTCTACAATATAAGTGGTTATGCGTATTTTCGTCCTTTTGTATAAAATAAGTCTCGTCAACACCAGCCATACACTCCCGCCCAAAGTTCTCGTCCGGCATGGCAGCTATGGGGTGGATGGTCCAGTCCTCTTGGCAGAAGACGTCGTAGGCTTGATCTCCGCCATTGTTGCCTGTGCCCGTAATTCTGTAGCTATTGTCTCTGCATACGTCACTGAACAATTTGCCAAATACCATCGCCGTCCCCGTCTTGTTCCTCAAACTCACTAATTGCTTCGCTTTTAATTCCATTTCTGTCTCCTTATGTGTTAGTTGTTATCGTTATTCTTTCTGTCCCAGTGCCTGCCACGATTATCATCGACAAAGCCGGAGAACCATCCTATCCAATAGATGAACTTCTCGTGTATGATTACGAATATATCAAGCGGCGCTTCCCAGAACTCCCAAATACCGTACCATGGGTTCCAGTGCATTACGATTTTCCCGCTCTGAAATACGAAGTCTCTGTTCATTCCTTACCTTTCTGTTTATTTATTGCCTGCTATTCTTGTATCCAGTTTTATCATGGCTATCCGCTGTCGCAAATTAACACTGCCCGTCATCTCAAGCAAGACATCACCGAGCCTGCATAGAAACACTTTATCGTATTTAGCCGCAAGCGGACTGGTAATCATTTCCTCAAATATCTCTTGCTCTTCGTTTGTTAGTGGCATCTTCTTACCTTTCTGTTAAATATTCCGTGACAAGTTACTTTTAGCATCCAATAACAATGCTGTTCATTACCTGTATCCGTGTACGTTCCGTATCCAAGCTCTATATGCTATTGGCACTCTCAGCGCATCGCATCCGTGGTAATGCGCCTCTTGTCATGAGAGTTTGTGTCAATACGGTGTACCAAGACTCATTCGTAGACTTTCCACCTACTGGCGAGCTTTTTATATCAACCGGACGAGTATTTGAACATAAAAAAAACAGAGCTATGGTCTGGGAAAGAGACGTGCGCTCTGTTTTCTTTACAAGCAAATTGTGATTTTCCCAAACCATACATATAGTATAACTCAAGAAATACAAAAAGCAAGTTTTATGTTCAAAATTTCTCATAATTCTCAAAATAACTCCTTTTGGTTCTTTTTAAGTTCTCGTCGGTCCTTTGCGATACGCTTTCTAAACTCCGCATCGATAGTCAAATACGAATACTTTGGCACTTCGTCAACCGGAAAGCCGTTGTTCACAGCATGGATGTATTCGGTCAACCGGCCCATTTTCCGTCTCCTACTTGAGTTAGCATTTCCGTCTGTTAGTCTCTTTAAACTCGATGCCCTTCCAAGTGCATCTCTGGGAATTTCACCCAACGAAGCTTCCACTGATACCATACTGGAGGCTCACCAATGTCAGAGCCGGTTGAAAGCCCTTCGGCTACCGGTGAGACCTCCCAGATCTCTACCGGTGCCTTGGACTCGTCCGCCGAATCTGACAACATTACCTTCTGGAGGAAGGTGCCCCACGGACTATCAACAACGTCAACGATATAGGCGTCTGTATAGGCATAAACGCCCCTACCGCCGATCTCTCTCTGCGCCCATACGTCTGAAAGCCGGGCTACGGAATTCCGCTTGGGTTGTGTGCCTCGGCGAGATTTAGTGTTGCTGACCATCAGTGTCTCTCCACTCAAAGGGGAAGTTCTTGTCTTTTATCACGCCATGGGCCTTGCGAACAGTGGACTCCAGCGACATCTCCCCTATCTTGTCGTTTGCAAGCATCAGGAAGCCCAGATTAACCGCCTGTGCCCACTGAATGCGTTCTTGGATGCCATCGTTGGGCTGAGACGAGTTCGTGCCCCCACCGCCCTGCGGAGGCCCCTGCTGGCCTCCTCCTTGGTTGTACTGAGGGTTGACCTTCTTGAGCCTGACCCCATGCTCTGTGTTTTTCACCTCTACACTGATCTCTGCGCCTGCACACAAAGGGTAAGGTGATGACTTTGAGCCGATCTCTCCGGTGATGGGTTGTCCACCTGGTACGTCAATCGTCATGTCGTAGGTGTGAATCCACCCATTCTGTGAACTATACCCACCGTCAGCAGTCGGTTGTATGTTCCTTATCTGTCCTGTGATCATTTTGTTTCTCCAATCTTAATAAAGTTTGTCTTGCCTGTATTCTAAACGCCTCCACTTCGTGGGGCTTCATATCTCCTATCATGTCCCAGAATGCGGTGTCGTGTATCATTTCTGCTCCAGAGTGTGAATAACCTGCCTGAACTTCATTGAGAAGTCTTTGGCTTGGGCGAGGGTGAGGTTTACGCAGGCAAGGCCTTCACCTTCCTGTATGTCGATTCCGATAGCTTCGACTTCACCAGTAGCAATATAAACCTTGACCGTATCACCGTCTGGATCAATTGTCGTAAATTCCTCCAGACTTTCACTCAGGGCTTGGAGGTCGTCGGCTAAATTACCCATGACTTGTTTTGGTTTAATGGTTGTGTTAGGTAACTCTGAGGTGCCCTGCCCAATGTCCTTCTCTCTAAGCCAGTGGACTGTTTCGTCCTTGATTATAAACGGTATCCCGTTGTAGTTTTTACCATAATCCCCATGCCGTAACTTCACCTCCTCCAACTCCCGCTTCTGCTTTAAGAGCTTTTTGCCCTCTTTTGTGATGTTTTCCATAGCAGTGACAGCGTGCTGTTTGTCTACGGCGTTCTGGTCCATTGCAGCCTGTATTTGTTCAATGTTCATCGGCTTTCCTTTCTTTCCGTAATAAACTTCGTCATGCGGGTTCATAATATACTCCTAATAACGTTAAAGTCACCGGCTTGATTTCGGGTCATACCATTTCTTTTCAGACTTATGCTCGGTCTTCGGGTATCTCTTGCCCACCTTACCGTCCAGCCATAGTGGGTGTTCTGTGACGTGCATTACACCGTCTCCGTTAGACCAGACGTTCCAGAGTTCGCCGGGGCGGGGGAGGAACTCGAAGAGGTGCTTGCAGGTGGCCCTTGAGATAGTATCGCGGCAAGCCCCGGAAAAAGTAAACATGCAGCACCCAGAAACCTTCTCAATACTGACGCCCACGACACTGCAAATACGGATATAGTCATCGCGGATGCCATGCAAAGGGCTCATGTCGCTGAAATGCCTTCTATCCACCCACACATCAAACACATCTCCATTATCTACGTTACATTTTTGTAAGTCCATAGTCTTTCTCCTGTTTAAATGTCATCGTCTTCATAGTCATATTCCTCTATTTCGTCCTGATCGTTCCTGAATTCGTGCTTACTTAGTCTACGGTCAGGATTGCCGCTTTCTTCGCCTTGTCTGTGGAGCCAGTCGTCGTAGGTCATTTTGTCTCGATATCTATAATCTTGCAATTATGACAAATTTTCATTTTCCTGTTTAGTTCGTCTGCCCATACCCACCATGTCGTATCAGTCTCACGGTATATAGGCTCTCCGCCAAACATCCTTTTCGTGGCCGTAAATACACCCTCATCTGTTTGTATAGTTGTTTTGCCACAAGTCCGAGCCTCAAAAACAAACGCAAAAAATATCACTACAGCTACGAGAATCCATACTATTTTGTCAAGCATCGCTACTCTCCAATAAAGAATCTAACTTGTCTATTAAGGCTTGGCAGGCGGTTTCCCATTTCTTACGGGTAGCGTTGTTGTGGATTCGGTAGCAATGCCTCCATTCTTTACAACAACCAAGATTTGATTTCCTGATAAAGAGCGGACACTCAGGACAAGCCAGAAGCGTGTAACTTTGGTTGTACAGCGTACAAAGGGCACAATAGGACGAACCGATCTTTGCGCTTGCGACACTACCGGCTTTATTCTCTACCCAGTGGTCCCTACTGGCTCTTATGGCGTCTTGTTCGGTCATAGCTTATCTCCAAATATACCACCGCCACAACCCAATGTGCAGAGCGATCCGACATGGGCTGGAGGGCGGTGGTGGGAAACATTTTCATTGTCAGATCGCATAGTTACAACATACATCACGATCGTACCGGAGTCAAACATTATTCTCAAGATTGCCAAATTTGGTGGGAAAGACGTAAAATGTGCCGCCCCCTACACAGAGACGGCACTTAGGAGAGAAGAAACTATATTGAGATAGCAAACCTTTTACTTAGATATGTCTCTACACGGGCTATGTCGGCAGCAGGCATGATACCCGAATAAATTAGTAATTCGCCAAAGTACCCGTTATACGGTTGGTTCTGTGGGTTTGTGAGCGTCGAGTACGAATCACCCCTTGCGCCTAAAACCAACCGATTTGTGCCAGTGTGCGAACCTTGCGTAGTGGTTGTTGACGTATCGGTCTGTGTTCCATCAAGTCTGATGGTACTGGTATTGCCGCCTTCGTCTATGGTTGCTGTAATTATCTCCCACGTAGCGGTATTTACTGAGTTGCCGGTCCCGTTAATATCTAAACGGTCCCCGGCATCGCTTGAATTGGCTGTGAAAAATCCAATAGATCCTGCATGGCGAGAGATTAATCTATCTTTTTCGGCCGGGCCAGTGCTATCTAACAAAAATGTATTTGGTCCACCCCTTGTATCTGTGATGTTTCTTACAAAGAAAACTGTCCATGGTGGAAGTATCGACTGGGTTCCTATAGGCTGCTGCATCCGGTTACTGGTAATCGCCGTAGCATCCAAGATGAAATGTATCGCTGGCAGCCCATTTACAAAGTTAGGCGTAAATGTCGGCCTGAAATCAACAACCGTTATCTGGGTCCAATTAGCTCCTTCGGTTGGCGTTCCCTCACCCGCACCAACGGCCTGTAAAGCCTGCCACACCGTTGGCGGGGATCCGTTTACGAAAGTAAACTCTCCAGTGGCGTACGTAACCACAGCATCGACATACAGCCCCTGACCGCCCGTCGTGGCGTTTGCCATCAGCGTCCATCCAGATGAACTCGGTGCGGTGGTAGTGTCGTCAGCGTCACAGGTCCACATTAGCCCGTCAGGCCCATCGCCTTGTATGGTTTGGTTTGCATGGAATGTTCCAGCCGTCCATTCAGCGACGATCAGGTCAGGTGGTAAGGTGGTAAAGAAATGCCTGCCATGCCCTGAGACATCGTTCCACTTCGACACCTTGCTAGAGCCGTCTCTTTCCACGCCTGCGTCAGCCTTGTACCACGCCTCAAGGTTGGCCGTTACTGGTAGGGTTAGGTCGTATCGAGAGCGTCCTGAGACGCCGGGCACGTCATATCTACGTCTGTCTCTTGTCATTGGTTCTCCTTTATCGCCTTTAACAGCCTATCGAAGTTTACCTGTTGCGCGGTTTCGATCTTTTCGACCTTTTCCTTAGTGTACGCAATATCCACCTGCATTATGGCTATATTAACTTCGTTGGTATCACACGCCTCAGTGCCATTCTTCATCATCGAGTCGAATCTTGCGTCATCGGCCTTAACGTGCGTCTCGACCTCCTTAGCCAAAACTTTTGTATCGCCCTTGTGGTCGCCCCACGCCAACAGGACTACCGCGAACATACCTATTGTAGTTAGTACAACACCTGTTATTTTCCAGTTCATTGTGTCTCCTAGTTAGAACAATTCTCTCCATTGGAATGCGGCTCTAAATGTGGCTGTTCCGTTACTGTTTGTCCCTGAAGCCGTCAAGGTTTCGCCTGGGCCGAGTATTATCCTCTTATTATTCACGTCGAAGTTATCTTTGTCATTCTTGCCTGCCATTGGTATAGGTAGTATGTTTACCCCACCAGTGAGGGTTGTGCCTGCAACGTCGAATTCTACAACTGAATTAGCAGTATTTATATCAGAATAAGACGGTGTTCCACCTAGCGTTGTATTTTTAACTACTCGAATATCACCTAGATTGTTGGCGTTAGCGGCCTCAATGGCAACAGCGATATTCTGAATATGAATATCTATGAAATTAGTTTTTGAAACGTAGGTCGCTTTATTCCTTATCGTCAGTATAGCAGTTTCTGTTGAGACTGACGTTTTTTCTATTAGTTCGGTTGCGTTCTGTGGCTGGTGGAGTTCGATAAACCCTGTTTTGCCCTCCACAAAATAAGCATACGAAGATGACTTCATTATCAGGTTATCAGTTGTGCCCTTATTATTAACATGAATATGGAAGTGGTAGTTAGGGTTAAACGTGGACGGCACGACAAACAGCCCCGCATACTTCTCTGTATGGACTATAACTATATCACCATTTTGTTTCTCAAACCATACTTGTATAGCCCCTGCCCCTAGATATTGGTATCGAATGAAAAATATATTCATCTTTGTCTGGTCGATGGTTTCTCCGCTTGCACCAGAACCGTCAAGTGGGTCATCCCAGTTAGCCAAAGCAACGGTCGTCTTAACATCATTCTGGAAGCGATGATACCCGAACGTGGTTCCATCGTACCCAATCATAAGTCCGTTCTTGAATGCCGCCGAGCTTCCCGCCTCGTCCACAAGGCCAGCATACTGTTCAGTGGCTGCTATGGGTGATGTGAACAACACTGTAAACCTCGCAAGCCCGCCAAGCCCTGATTTATACCTTGCGTGCCTCACACTCTGGAGCATGGCTGTGCTAGCCGTGGTGGTTGAGGATGTTATTACGGCCATGCCGGACGCTTGCGTTACCGTGCCACCGTTGACGGTAGTAACCTCAAAAAGGTCTGTATTGTCTACGGTGTACTCAAAAGAACCCTGAAATTGAGGGTGAAGCTCGGCTACTCGCAAATCACCAAAAGCCGTTAAAGGTCTATCGATAAATGGTTTATAAGTCATGTCCTACTCCTAAAGTATATGCCAGTTACTTCCATCACTTTGAAAAGTGATCGACTCAAATTGAACTGTTATCACTGCCGTTAAGCCGCCGTCTATCGTCTCAGATCCGTCCGGGTCGATAGTCACCGTTCCGCCCGCAGAGTCTATCTTTTTTACCGTATAAGTCTCACCTGAGACCGTAGATGCCGCTGGTAGATTAGCAGTGCGACTGGTTGAACCCGTACTAAATAAAACCGTACCGTCGTTTCTTACTAACGTATAATCGGTATTGGTTTTAGTTGACAACGAATTACCGTGAACCAGATGCTCCGTGCCTGCTCCATCCTGAAAATATAGAGAGTTGTCGGTTTTTGTGTATATCGCCCCGTCATTGGGAACTGCCGTCGGGGTCGTAATCTCGTTAAGGTAAAGCTGGTCAAGGGTCGTTATCGCCGTGCCTTCTTGGGTGAGATTTCCTGTAATCCCTATCAGGGTATTGTTGCTGCCCCCATCACCAAGGTGTATCTCGCCGCTGGTAGCCTTTAAGAATAAGTCCGCAGATGAGGATTGAATCGTTGTATTACCTACGCCGGAAAATGTAAGGGTAGTCGTGCTTGTAATCAGATTATTATTTATAGTTGTATCATCAATAAGAAGGGCACCCCATGTACCAAGCCCGGTAGTAGTCAAACTGAACGTGCCGCCAGTCACGTTCGTACCCTCGTTGGCAAGGTTGACATATCTCGCGTCATGGTCGTCGTTCGTCTGCGACGGCATGTCAGGTAAAGTGCTATGGTTTGCTATCGGGAAGATTCTCACTTTGCACCAAAGAATTTAATCGCTTCTATTTCTTCGACCGACAACAGCCCACTCTCTGCTAACTCTACAATTCCAACCCCTTGGCTTAACTTTATAGATGACGCCTCTGCTCTTGCGGCGGCTCTGGTTTTCTTTACGACCTCTTCAATCATTTTGCTCTTAGCGAAATCGTTATTGATCTTAGCATATCCGTCAGACGTAACCAATGCTTGTAATGTTTTGTATGTCAACTCTCCCGCTCGCCGCCAGAGTTCTGTGTTTTCCTCTGCGGTCAGCACATCGAACCCGTCCTTGCCCCCCAGCAGGGTCGGTGTTACTTCCAGCTTATTGTCTGCTAATCGTCTTATTTCATCGACAACTACATCGTTTCTTATCTTTGCCGGTCGGGTCGGGTCTATCATAACCTCTAAAACATTACCGCCGTAACGGGGCAGGTCTTGGCCGAATACATCAATTTTGGATGGGAGTTTTCCCCGTAAGCCCGGAACCCTTGACTGTACCCGCTGGATAGCACCGTCAACCCGGACTTCTTTCTCGGTAGATGCCCTTGCAATATCAGCGACTATTGTAGGCACCACCGACCCTGCCATTGAACTAAACCAGTTCTCAAATGACCTCTCCGGCGAAACTAAAGCATCTACCGCTCTATTGACCCCCTGAACAAACGTCTGTTCACTGAACGATTTTGCCGAACCGGACAAGGCTTTCCCTATTGCTACTGTTGGACTACCCTCTTTGCTGAGTTCGTTACTAAAGTGACCACCGATTATCAACACGTTACCAGCAGGGCCTAAGACTTGTATGGACCGCCACTTACCATCTATCTTGATACTGTTGGCCTTGCGACCCTCAAGTTCCCACAGTCTGCGTTCTCGCTCGTTTCTTGGCCTGTCGAGCGTCATCAGTCCAGCAGTAAGTAATTGGCCACCTATCCATAAAACACCCGTGCCGACAGCCCCTCTACCGAACGCTTGTGAGAATTTCCTTTGGTTAAATTCGCCGTCATTTATCTGTTCAGCAATCTCTTTAATCGGCCCGACAGGAGTATAGTTAATTATCTGAGTAGCAACCGCCGACGGAGTTCTGCCAAACGGAACTATTACCTCTCCGACTTTGGTCTTCTGGATTGACTTGGCTATATCACCCAACGCTGTACGGTTCTGGAATACTGCAACCTCGGCGTCAAGTACGGAAGCCACAAGTATGTCGTCGGTAGGGTTCTGGATCAGTTTGTCAACGAACGCATCAAGTTCTTTTCCTTTTAATCCTTTGTTTTTACCTTGCGCAATCGCCTGGCTTGCAATCGACCTCGCTTTTGCTCCATAGTAAAACGGCTGGTCTGCTGCGCCTAATAGGTGAAATACCGTTTCCTCGTAGGTCTGTAATGCCCTGGCAAGTTTACCCGTCCCAAAATTGACTTTGGTGTGGTCGAGTTTCTTTCCTATGTCACGTTCGCTGTGTCCGGTTTTGAGGTATTTCCACCCATCCACAAGTCCCTTTTTAATACCCGCTACCGTTCCTTTGGTTGTAAACGCAAGAGTTCTTTCGCCAGTATACAGAGAAACCGTTTTGTCTACTAACGCAGCAGGGATGTCTTTAGCTGTTTCGGTTACTGCATGGGTCATATTAGCAAGAAAGTTCAACCCCTGTGTTTTTGGTCCCGTAAGCAGACCAGCTTTCCATAAGGCTATAGCTCTGTCGAATATACTACTAACCTCTCGTCTTGATTCTAATAGGTCGGTCCCTGATTCGTCAACGAAAGATTTACCGAATACACTCTCAAGGTCACGGATGTTACTATCCGTTAATGCCGCGCCAGCCAATAGTTTTTTCAGTGCTGTATTTGCGTTCAATACCTCTGGGTAGGAGATGCCTTTATGATCGAGTATCTTGCCATACAACGCTTCTTTTTCTTCCGCCGTAAGCTGCTCCTCGATAGACTCAAATCGTCGGCTGTATTCCGTCAACGCACCTTTTAGCTGGCCGGTTGACCTGAACACGGCTTCTTCTATCGGCATCCCGTTCTTAACGTCCGTCTTGAGCTGCTCGGTCGCAGCAGCAAACCGCTTAGCCCTTTCTTCTCTCTGTTCGGACTTCACTAACGGCGCAACGGCCTTAGCTTTTTTTAACGCTTCCCTTACTTTATCAATAGGCTCGACACCTATTATGTCTTTTTCTACAGGCGTTACAGATTCGTTATCAGGTAGTTTTTGTTTTTCGGCTACGGCGGGTGGGGTGACTTTCGGCTTTTTCAATGGCCTTATCGGTTCACCAGTAAGCGGAGATATATCCTCTACTTCTTCAACCCTCACGCTATTGTCAGCAAAGTCAGTCTTCACCGTAACATCCTTACCTTCCCGCTGTGCGACTCTTGCTACGTCCTCAGCGAACGCCTCAGCCTCCTGTGGCGTGTCGAACGTCACTTTGTCGGCAGCGATAGCCTGATTAAGCTGCTCGCCGTCTGACGGGACTCTCACGCCCTCTGTCAGTGATGCTCCGATAGTGAACCCACGACGCGCAAAAGCCGGTGCTGCGATGGTTACGATCTTAGAGCCGAGGTTTGATAACTCAAAATCCGTCTTCAGGTCTTTCCATACCCGCTGGCCGGGGTTTCCTGCTGTGTCGGAGACACCAGTGACACCTCGCAGGATAGTCGCTATCTCCTCCTCGGTAAACTCTGTGAGGATATTGGAGTACCCGGCCTTGGTAAGCATCTTGGTAGCGAAGTCGTCAGCCGTCTTGCCTGTAAGGGCTATCCATACATCCCTGAGCCGAGGCATATACTTACCGGCAAACTTGCTTGCTCCCGCCGATATGAACTTACCACTCTCTTCGGTAGCTGATTCGATTACTATCTCACCCCATGCTTTAGCGAGACTTTTCCCCCACCCCTCTTCGCTAGCTACGCCTATCTCTATCAACACCTGTCTTTCGGTTGCTTTCTCACCTACTCTCGGCAATAACCCCGTAGACGTTCTAACCACTGCACCAGTGACGAGACCGGCAGACTTCATCGCAATTTTACCTGCTGTGGTCTTTACGTGTTTTCGCAGCAGCTTTTCGCCCACTTTCTGCGCCACGTCATCACCGAGACTTGCAAGTCCCCCGGTCGCAGCAAATTCCAGCATCCAAGTCGGTAACTGAGAAACTCCCGCCGCAACCTTGCCGAGAAATGTTTTACCCCTCGACTGGAACTCGAACTCTTTTATGGCGTCTGCGATAATCTGCTGGTCTTTTTCTTTAACCGCAGGGGTTACTGTGGCGTTGGGCCTGTCGAAAAAACCTACGGCCCCGGCTCCAAACCCAGATGTCGCAGCGAGTTTCGTTTGGCGGTCGTTATATAAGTCATAGTCAAAAACAGGGTCAGTCAACCTATTGGCAGCGTTAATCGTGCCCATGTTAAACGCTGCACCGGCAACTCCACCGACTATCGGTATCTTAGTGACAGCGTTCTTGCCTGTCCATTGGTGCAGGAACTCCTCACTGAACCCCACCCGGTTGTCAGGGATGGGTTTGGAGAAGTCAGATGGGTCTACTGGTTGGGCATCGTAGAAGTACTGGTCAGCAACATGCAGCGGTACGTTTTCCGCAACGGAAGTGTCCCACACTTTACCTGCGCGATCGAACGCAACGTCAGGGTCGAGCGGTTCACCGATGGACGGCTGGTCGCCAAACTCGGATTCAAGTACATCAAGTTCTCTTTGTTCATCTACTGTCAATGACATTATTCAGCCGCCTTCTTGCGTAAGTCTTCAATTCGCTGTCGTTTCAGCTTTTCGTTCTCGGTCGTTTTGATCTCTCGCAACTTCTCTATACTTCTGCCCCAATAGTCGTGTTTCAAGGAGTCGGCAAACTGATAGAAGTCCTTACCGAGTTTGTCTGGGTTATCCGCTATCCAGTCCCGAAGCTCTGTTGTGTAATTAGACAGGTCGTTGAACTGTAATTGGCGCAATTCGATTGCGTTGCTCTCAAATATCCTCGCCGCATCCGGTTCCAGTCCCCTAATGCTATCGGTAATAAACTGAGCGAACGCATCTTCTTCCTTGAAGTTGACAAGCACATTCTTCGCCTCGCTACCCGCCCTCGTTAGTGCTTCGGCCTGTGAGGACTTTAACGTATTTGATGCAGACTGTGTTACTCTTTGGTAAGCAGAGTCATCGAGTTTGCTTGCCGCTGCTAAAATCGCCGTGTCGAACTGGGCCTTTGATACGTTTCCTTTCCAGATACCAAGCGACATATCGTACATCTGAGACTCGACAACCCTGTCATTTTTTATTGGAACTCCGTTAGCGGCAGCGGTCGCCCTCTGGCTGGACAGCTTGAGCAGGGTAGTCTTTTCCTTTTCCGGTAACGTGGCATCTTTAATTTGTTTATTGGCAGCATCATAGTTTTTGTCGAAGAAGATTGACTCGTTTATCGCAGCCCTGTCCTTTTCGTGCAGTTCATCAAGTTCTGTTTTATTCTCGGCACGACGGTTAATGACTCTGGTTTTCAACTCGGTCTCTGTTTCCTGTTTGTCGCCCTCTGGTACGTCGCTGTCCTGAATAAAATCGAACGCAGCGATAAGGTCTCCATCGGGGTCATCAGGCGTTACCGTTTGTTCCCAGACAGCGAACGCATTACCGGCGACGAAATCTATAACAGCATCGGCAGCGAGACCAGCATTATCCGTCCGTAACTTAGCCGCCCTCTTCGGTCCGATAAGCCCCTTGTCTTCGGCCAGATCAATCCACTCGTTAGACGTTTCAATGTCCCCATTCTGTGCGGCACTGGTAGCGTTACCGAGTATTAGGGCTTCGTGGTAGTCTTGGTGTTTTTCGTTACCGGCATCAGTAAAGGCTTTGAATCCATTAAGGCTTTGGCTGTTTATCCACGCCTGTCTCGTCTTGGGGTCTTCGATGGCCTTGGATAGATTTAGTATCTTTTCGTTATAGTCTTTCTGTGTCAGGTCACGGAACTCTATCTTTTTGGGGTTATCAAAATTTAAGAGTTTGTCGCCATCATAGTAATCCTTCGGGTTGTTCGGCAGTGTGTTACCTACCTGTGGGTCGAAGTTTTTATAGTTATCCAGCCCCTCATCAAAGGCGTCAATCGCTCTTTTGTTGGCCTCGCCTATTCTCGCTTGGTCGTCTAATGCCCGACGGTCTTTAACCGCCTTTTCTTCCTGCTTCTTCCGTCTTTGAGCCTCTCGACCAGCAAGTCCACCTACACTCTGTAAGACCGAGCCTACCGCTTGCAGGCCTCTAAACTGAGCGTCACCTACGTCTGTCAATGCCCGTGGGTCAGCGCGTACAAGTCCTGTTCCCGTCACCGCTGTTTGTGCGTCAACTACTGGTAATTTCATGTTGTAGCTCCTACGAAAGCAGCCTGTCCACCGGCCTGTAGTAATGTCGCACCCGGCTGGGTTAAAGCCGCCTGACCAAATCCTGCCGCTCTGGCCTTTGCTGCGCTTGCCTTTGATGTATCGAGTATCGACTGGCTTACGAATCTCTCTGATCTTCGTTCACCGCTGACACGGATTCCGGTTGTCTCAAGTGCCAGTTGTGAAGCTAAGTCTTCGGTAGCCAACAAAGGTGAACCCTCGATGTCTACGCCCGAAGCGCCTCTGGCAGTTCGGGCTTTGCCTATCAATCTCTTAGTACGTCGTTCCTGTTGTTTTACAGCAAACTTAGTCGCAGCATCTTCGGCTTCTTTCTCTCTTAGAGCAACTTTAGCATTATACAGATTCCATGCAGACTGAGCCTTAGCCTGAGCTTGCGCGCTTTTGTTCTGCTGGTACTGACCGTACGCCTGTATGCCTCCACCTACCACAATAGCTGTGACCGCTACCGCTGCCCAAGTCATAGCATATCTCCCTCAAGTCTGTCGTAGTCTTCGGCGATCAGTTCCTTTTCAATTTCTTCAAGGTCGGTCTGTTCGGTTGAATGGACCGTGACCCATACAGTTTCTTCGTGGACCTGTAACACACGTTTCGTACCAGCTTGGGTCATCCCCCAGTACGGACCTTTTATCCGTACTATCCCGTCTTCGGTACACACTGAAACGTCACCTCTGAGAACGAAGTACGGGTGGGTCGTCTTGTGTATTTTACTTGTTAAGACCATTCCTTTAGGCATTGTTATCTCTCGGATGTACAGATTGTCGCCGAATAAATGTCTTAGCGGGGCGCACGCATCGCCAAAGGTCGCGCCGGGAATCTGAGCCAAGGCGTTCTCGAAAACATCGACCTTGTTACGAAACTCTTTTACAATACTGTTCACTCTTTATCCTTTTGCTGTATATAGCCCACTGCTCGCCGTCAATCGTTTGGTTCTGGGTGAATTCAAAGCCGAACTTCTCTATCATACTGACCGATGATTTCAGAGAACACTTAACGCTCGCTGTCAATACTTCAAATGGGTAAGTCTCTTCGATTATCTTGAACCCATCCCGTAGCAGCCATAACATCTCGGTCGGGAAAGTCAGGCTTTCTTTGCTTATCCTTATCCATATCTCACCGGTTGTTTCGTTTATAGGGTGGACTCCCGCGCATCCTACTACTCTACCGTTTCTTATGCCAGTAACCGCAAGACCTGAATCCTCTATCGCTTGTGCGAACTCAGGATCGTCCACTTGTGTGCGAGAAAGTGGCTCTATCGGGTCAAAGGCCGCAAAGTCACTTGCTCTAAATTGGCGTACGTGTATCACCGTAAAGAAAACTCCATAATTATAGAAAGTACCGTTAATGGCTCAGGTGATAACTGAAAGACGTATACGTGAGCGTTGCGATCATATCCCGGCGGGAAGGTGATACGGTCAATATCTGTCGTCTGGCCTGAGATTGAGTATGTGCGAAGCGTCGAAGCGTCCCTGCCAACAGAGAAGTCTCCGCTTATGTACCATTGAGTCATAACCTCGCTTATTCTTTTCTGTCTGCCCTGTATCGTTTCGCCACCAAGCCAGTTCAGAGCCATTGTCTGCATCTGTGCTTCGTAGCCTAGCCCCATCTGTACGGTGGAGGCAGTGGTGGTAACATCGTCCAAGGAAAGGGTTATCGCTCCACCGGCAACGACTTCGGTATCAAATATCACACCGTCGGCTAAGACATAGACAGTTTGGCCGTTAAGGTGGTCAAGCCCGGTCATCGCCGACGAAGCGGTGGAGTCGTAGGTTACACCGCAGTCTACATAATAAGCGTCGTCTGCATCGCTACCAAAGTCTCTTGGCTGGAACTGCTCGACATATCTCTTAGTGGCTCCGCCGATGGTACGTTCGACAATCGCCCACACCTCGTCTTCGGGGCTTCCGTTAATAACGGTCACGGACTCGAAGTCAGAGTCAGTCAGTGTTCCAGCAAGGTTTGTGTGAGTTATCATCCTTGACCATGCGGTTATATTTTCCGCACGTTCGTAAGAAAACACCGGAAGCTCCCCATCGTCCCTTATGCACCACAAAATAGAGTCAGGTGTCTTCTGGAACGCCGCCTCGTTTATCCCTCCGTCGGTGACGAGGTTTGCCAATATTGTCATGTCCGGGGCAACGTAGCTGTCAAGTTCCCAGTTATACGCAAGCTCCCGCATCTTCTCGCCACCGCGCTGAAAGAATAACACACTTTCATTAGCAAGAGTGGATTGCTGGTTGTCACTTCCGTAGGTCGATTGCTGTTTTGCGACAACATTGGTCGGAGTCAAAGGTTCGGCGGTTCCGCCCTCAATAGTCCACTCTGCGCCGGAGGTTCCAATTAGAATCTTATCTTTACCGATTAGCCACTCAATGACGTTTACCTGACGTGACGTTAAAGTAAACTCAACCGCATCGTCGTCATTGATACCTTCGGTCATGTTCTGATAGTCACCTGTCACCGAACCCCAGATAGTGTCCGGCTGAGAAGTGTTACCTCCAAAGATAAGTCTGTCCTCAAAGAACGCTACTGTTCTGGGCCACCCCCTGAAATTACTCCACGAACCTTCAGACCAGCGATGGGTTGCTGTAGTCGAGGCAAGTGTGGTCAGTACGGTCCCAGTAGCAACCGTGGTGCTGGTAATACCGGTTATTTTTACTATACCAATATGTTCGGTTTGGTCGGTTGAGAAATAAACACTAACCGTATCGACTCCTGTTTCGTCGGCGTAAATAACCCTATACTGAGCAGCATCCTCGTCCTCGGTTCCAGTAGTAGATACATTACGTGCATCAACTGCTGCGCCTGCCCCAGAAGAAAAAGTAAAAACTGTCTCCCAGCCCACTGACGCACCCTCGTCGGCGCCATTACCGACAGCAGCGCCGATAGTATAGTTCCTCTGTACCTTGATTGTGCCAAACCATGTATCTCCGCTAACAAGTGTCCACGTGGCACCTTTATACAAGATTCCACAATCTACCCAGCTTGTATCTTCTACTTGTCCGGCGGCAAAGTCGCTTTCAAGCTCTTCTTTAAACTCTAACGTCTCTATCGGATGTACAAGTCTAAACAATGCACCCGTTTGAGATTTTGACGTTTCAGATGTCCCGCTTGGTAAGTGCCCGGCAGTATCGCCTAATACAAACGGGGTATGCCCTGTTGCCGTCAGGGTTACTGTTCCGGTCGTCCCAGATGCGGTGATAGTTTTGGCAACATCTCTATTTTGAGTTATAAACGGACCGGTTTCAGTACCAAAGACCGGTATCTCCCAAAGAGAGTTATTGACCCTTGATAATTTTCTGGTCTCATAGTCGGGGTGGGTTATATAAAGAACATCGGCGGACTGTTTGAATTTCAGGTTGAACAGGTCCGCCGTCAGGTATGGGGTTGACACCTCATACGGGGTTGTAGCAAACAGAGAAGCAATCTCCGTAGGGGTTAGAACGTCACTGTATAGGGATATTTCGTCGAGTTTGTCTTTATAGAAGTTTTCGTTCACCGAATCAGCCGAGTCCCTTTGTGCGCCTATCCTTACCTCTTCAGTGTTGCCCTGCATTGAGGTATAAGTAGCGTCATTAGTTGCGGTGGAACTTACGGCAGCGGCGTCAACGTAAAGAATTATTCCGTCGGCGGCGGTGGTTGCGTCGGCTGGTGCGCTGTAAGTACACCCGACGAACCTCCATCCCTCACTTAAAGCATTGTCCGACACTGCGAACGGGACCGGCATCGTATTCGAAAGAGTTTCGATACCTACCCCATCGTTGTAAAGTGAACGGACCTGACCGGCGGTTAGTTCTATATCAAATACTACTACGTTGTCAATCTTGTCTGCGAAGAAGTTTGTGGGCGAAGAGGGAATGACCGCGCCAATCATAACATCGCCGTCAGCGGATTCCATAGCCACATAACCCGAAAGAGTTACTCCGGTCGCCGATACAGATTCGCCATCTACATAAAGTGTCATCCCCGTATCTGCGGTGCTGCCTCCGGTTCCGTCGTAGGTCGCCGTTACAAAATGCCAGCCATTCGAGAGCGCAGCGTCTGTTGCCTTGCCGGAGTTTTTGGGAACACTGACATCTTTCAAGAGTAAGCTTAACTTCTCCTCAGCATCAATATAAAATACCCATTCCTGTTTAACTGTCTCCCACTTACCTACGATAGACTGAATCCCTGTAGTCGCTGTAACAAATACCCATGCAGATGCACTAAAAGCTGAATCGTTCGTCGCGTCACCAAACGTAAATTGCGTACTGTGGTCTACAGTGACATAAGCCGATCCACCAAAGTCCAACGCCCCGCTTATCTGTCCGGTAGCGTTTATTGTACTTGTGTTGACCGACGCTACGCCAGCGTGAGGGGCGATAGTTCCGTCTGCTGTTGCATTCGTAACAGACGCTACGGTTATAACAAAATCAGGGTCGCCCGCGAAAGTCGTACTTACTACCACGTACTGACCGTCGTTGCCCGTTGACCCCTCAACAGTGAATTCGGAACTGTCGAGAAAGGAGGTAGACAAGTCGCCGTCGCCTGTGATTGTAAACGTGTTAGCCCCGGTACTTACAGCGTCAATCGTGAACTGTGGAGCAGATGCCACTACATTGGTGTCGGCGGCGTCATCGTTTAGTTTCCACTGACCCACCGCGTTACTGGCAAGGTTAACACTGCTATCTGCTAAATGCAACTGCAATTTCTGTTGGTCACTTAGACTAAATCTCCACTCCCTTGTACTACTTCCCGTCCTCCATTTTGACAATATATTTTGTATTCCACCCTCTTTGTTTACATGCGCCCATCCAATAATACTAAACGCGGAATCGTCAGCGTCATCGGTAAAACTCAAAGCGGCGGCGTCAGCTACCTCTACCGTGTACTGGCCGTCAAGGTCGAAACTCCCCGTCCCCACTTTACCTGTGGCGGTTAAAACAGACGCATCGACCGTTGAAACCCCATCATGCGTTGCGCCGTCATCATCGACTATGTCCGTTCCGATAATCTCGTTTAGCAACCAATGCGCAACAATGTTATCGAGTGCAGAGATATTCTCCGTCCCTGACCCGTCAAGTATTTGAGCGTCATCGGTATAGAACCTCACGTACTGGTTTCCTGCTTCGACTACGTAAGACTGTGAGGTCGAGAACTCAAACGGTATCAGTCTTGTTTTCAGCGTAGAAGATTTAACCTCTGCTATGAATTTGGTTCCCGGTCGCTTACGTGCGCCACCTTGGGGGTAGGGAATCATGTTCTCCATTACCAGACAGCCGTTCTGGTACTTCGCCAAGTCTTCTCTTGCGCTAAGTAACGGAGTTAGCTCACCAGCGTTAAAGTTGTTTATCGCTTTATGCGGATTGTCCGCTAAGGCTACCGAACTTAACAATAGTATTAAGAGTATTTTACGAATAATAACCCCTCCTTGACCGCCTTGAATTTAGAAGCGTTCTTGTTGTCACTGACATTGGCCCGCTCTCCTGCGCGTCGGTTGTTCTGGCTATCTGGATATACCCGAAGACTTTTGGCCCACCGTACAACATAGATTGAAGATTAAGACTTGCCTCCTCGTTCTGTTTAACTGGAGAAGCTAACATCCTGGCAAGGTTTATAATAAGTGCTTGTCTCGGCGATACAGGCCATGCGTCAACGTCTGTCCTTTGAAAGACATATTCAACTGGCAGTACCTTTAAGTCGTCACCTTGAGAAGTGGCGTTGGTCGAAAGGTCGGTTGCTTCTACTGCGCCTGTAAATGTCGTGTCTACCAGATAAGTTAAATCACTACCAGACGTATCAGAAGTAATATACTGACCAGCAATGAATTCTTTGGCTAACTCCCACGACCGCGCCGCTTCACCCTCGCTGGTGAGAATCAAACTACCTTCAGGGTCCCACAAGGCATCAGGGGCCTCCGCTATTCCCCATATCTTTATAGCATCAGTAGGCTTAGTGAAAGCATTGTCCGGTCCGAATATCGGTGTAGTTGTCTGGAGAGCGTAGGCACGTTTCATGGCAAAGCTCCACCTTGCCGCAGCTAATATCTCGTCACGCGCATCGTCAAAGAACGTGGTGCAAAGTATATGGTTCTGGTCTGTCGTACCTGCTACAGTAATTTCAGACGCACCTAACATACCTAAAGACTGGTTACAGACGGCTATGTTCGCCGCGTTAGAAGTCATTGACATCTTAGTACCCTTTTATTAAAAGCATGGAATTCGCACTGCATGTCGTAGGGACTATAACGAGTACGTCGTCGCCGAACTCGTCGAACCTTACCTCGCACGTCCTGTCGCTGTCAACAGTCCCCTCAGAGATAATCGTTCCCGTCCAGTCGCCGGTTGTCACTCCAACCGACTGAGCCATCTCGTACCCTGTGGAATCGTCGGGCAGAACCGCTGTTTGTTGGCCTATGATAAACGCTAGCGTGCAGACAAACGTGAGGTTGCAGTCTCGCGATCTTTTCTTAGCATTATCAACGGTGGAGTCGAGAACGCCGGAATAAATATCGACCGTATACGTCCCGTCGTTGGTGATACCCACGGCGGTTATCCTAACACTGTTCGCTCCTTGCGGTAAGCCGTAGAAGGATATTTTTTCGTCACCGCTAACACCTGCTATTATCGCGGCGTTTACAGTCTGAAAAGTTCTCTCAGTCACAGCAAGGGCCGTCGGTTCGTCACCTGCTGAAAGACAATCGTTAGCGATTCTCCACGTTTCCCGTTCTGTCGCCAGCTTGTATGATGAGTCAGATTTTCCCATGATATATTCCTTAAAATATGGGGACGACCGTTAAGCCGCCCCCGTTAAATTACTGTGCTATCACTGTTGCGTCTGGCGTAAGAGGTATATAAGTCATATACCACGTTGTATTGCCGGTACCCGTGCTTGAAAGTGTCTGCTCGATCATACCCGGGGAACATAGCCAGTTTATTGCAGGCATAGCAGATGTGTTAGCTGCGAAACTCAAAACACCTTCGTCTATGACATTGGAGAACTTAATCCAATCGCCTTCGGCGGCTGCATCGACATTGACAGTTGTACTGAAATCACTATCGTAATCAGCGTCAGCAGAATCCAGTTCTATAACCATCGTTCCCGGACTTCCACCAAACAAAGTGGTGATCTCGCCAAAGAAATTGGTAATCTGGATGTAACCGGTCACAAGAAATAAATCATCTGTACTACCGGTGTTTACAGCCGCTTTAGTAGCTACATACGTCTGTCCGACTACCAGACCATCAACGCTACCCGTAGACGATGCCTCGGTTTCGTTGTAGGTGTTACCCGACAAGAATCCATCAGCAGCTACTATCGCCAAATCCGCTGATGCGACATTGCAAAACAATTTATTGTCCACAATTATCGCCGAAGTATCAGATTTCAATGTAATACATGCCACGGCATTAAGACCTGCCGTACCGCCAACTGTACCATTGACCAAGACGTTATCATGGATATTTAGCCAGATAGAGGCAGTTGTAACATCCACGATATTGCCCGTTGAAAAATCGCCGAAAACCTTATTATTGGCGATCTCCACATAATCGGAACCTACGTTAGTAATGAAAGACACGGCTGATGCAGCACCCATCTCAACGTGACAGTTAGTAACTCGCCCATTATCACTGCCAGCCGCTACATCGATACAGTCAATAAACTCGTCCGTATCGACGACGGTAGTCCAAAATCGGCAATCATTGATAAGCCAGTTTTCCATTCCTGCCTCAACATCAAAAGCATGGACAACAGCGTTGCCAGCTATCAAATTGAAACCATGAATCTCTACGTCGTCAGCACCGATTACAAATTCGCCATTAGCAGAGTAAGTCAGAGTTGGACGATTTTCGCCAATACCAAGACCGTAAATTCTAAGGCCAGTTCTGGTAATGTCCACATCATCAGCGGCAGTTAAAGTTTCGGTATGAGCCGGATGAACTAAGAGAATATCGCCATTGTCTGATGCACACTTGAGAGCAGCGGCCTTAATGGTTGTTACTGCGTTAGTCCAACTTGTACCAGTTCCAGAACCAGACGCATTGCTGTCAGCATAAAACACATTACCAGCGTTATTTATCTGTCCCAGTTGGTCAGCAGCAAGCTGGATAAGTGCAGTAGTGTCCGTCTGTACCGATGCAACCGCTGTAGATATATTCGACCGTCCGACAGGGGTTGCGAAAGAGGAAGCACAAAGCAGTAAAACTAAACAAAGTATAATTAGCTTTTTCATGTTCATACTCCTTCCTATTCGAGTCTCAGGTCAACGATTGCGGTTTCAGCGGCGGCAGGTGCCCTCATTACGATGCCAGCGATAGTATCGCCTTCTGCTGCTGCATCTGAGAGGCCAACCTGACCCGCTACGTTAGGACCAAAGGCACATACATCACCGACAATAATAGTGTCAGTAGAGTCCTTAATGACAGGACATGGGCCTAATGTTTGTGCCCAGTAGAAACTATTGGCTGGCACTGCTACCAGATTAACGCCCGTAGGCGGTCCGGTAGGATTGGTCGGGAACACGACCGTATCTTTGTACTTGTTCTTGGTGACTGTGACGTTGCTTGTAACCGCAAACGCAGTACGAAGTCCGCCTTGGTCAGCTATTTCAACAACAACGTCAAATCCCGTAGTAGCGTTGGCTGTGGCAATCTTGGTATCTTTGATGAGATACAGATTGTCGCTGCCATCACCTTGCTCTACCGTCAAGTACCCGTCGATAAGGTCGCCGGGCGTTACCGTAGTTGTCAAGGTTACTGTGATTTGCTTATCACCAGCAACAGCCAGATTCGGATTGTTGGTCTGAATCTCGTCCTGCCAACCTGCTACGCCTGCGGCGGCCTGATTGCCAAGTGCCAGAGTGAGAGCAACAGCACCGTTCTCGCAGTACCGGAACATACGTCCGTCACGCGCTTCGGCTATTGCGCCAAGAGGCCCAAACTTTTCAGTCGTTGCCTGAAAGATGTCTCTGTCAGGATACAGGCTTTCGGCTTTGATACGCCATTGTGTGTGGTTAGGGACTTCTATCCCGGCCTTATCATTGCCACCTACAAAATAATTATCGTAACTCATGTTAAATTCCTTTCAAATATACGGGAAACACCCGCAAAAATTAAGCCTGACACTCGACTTTAATGACTTTGCACTCGTCAAATCTCATGGCACCCATGTTCATGTGAACGTACACACGCTGGCTGTAGGACCGTGTACTTTCTTCGGTGATCTTGATAGTCAAAGAATCGGCTATTCCAAGAATCATCGCGTCCTGTGCCCAGAACCAGCACTCAAATACATTTGTGTCACCATCGACATCGTTGTTCGTACCTGCTACAACCAGCGGGTCAACAATCCAATTTACACCCATCCAGTTCTTGAGAACTCTGCCCGCTGGAAGTGGCTTAACATTGTTGAAGTCAACGTTGACATACTCTTCCTGACCAAAGAGATTTGTCCCTTGACGTGGCGAGATTGCGCCCCAGATAGGAATGTTCGGGTTCACTTCGTTGTTAGCGAAGTATTCCAGAACAAGCTCTATCTTTTCGGTTGTCATACCGGTATCGGAAGCCGAAGCATTGCCAACTGCGGTATCGTGAGCGATTGTACGCCCGGTGTTAAGTCCGGTGTATTTTACATTACCGTCCTGATTCGCCCAACTAATAGTAGTTCCACCGCCACCTCGGCGACCGGAGGTTGTTGCAGCTTCGAACGCATCGAAGATAATGACATCTTTCTTGCGCTGGACGGCATTTTTAAACGATGTGACGAAATCACCTGTTGGTGACAACTTAATATCAAGGTCGTCATCTTTGTCGAACAGTACAGAGTTATGGTATGGAGTGGTTTCCACCCAACGTCTCTGTGTGCTTGGGTCCATCTCAGGTGTTTCAGGACTTCGACCGGTCTTTTCCTGCAACTCGAACTCGCTCATCATGTCGAACGCTTTATCTTCGTTCGACATTAGATCGGTTTCAATCCTTACTGCTTGACCGAACCGAGATTCGTCTTTCTGGCATTCCAAATACAGGTCGTCGTGAAACTTTGACGTAAACCATACTGGAATACCATCTGTCATGTTAATCTTTGAACTCATTATTTTGCCTTTCAAAATTAAAGTAATCGTTAATTCGGAAAGGGTGTCCAAAGACTGGGGCTTTCCTAACACTTTACACCTGTATTAGGTGGTGTCGCTTTGACACAAGCATCAGGGCCTCTTGCGAGGGGTATCTGAAATATATAAGCCTTACACAGGCTTTTTTTGGTATAGGGCCTTGAGAGATTCTTCGAGGCGTTTAAATTCCGGGTCTCCTTTGAAGTTTACAGGAATCTTGTCTTTTATCGCAGCTTGCTGTGCGCGAATGCCAGCTATCTGAGAGTTTAACCCATCTAACGACAACGCTCCGTCGCCACCGCCACCTTTACGTCCGGCTTCGCCCATCTTCTGCGCCATGTTGTCCATTATCATAGTCATCCACGGAGAAGTCTTAATGTTCGGGTTCTCTTCAAGTAACTTCTCTAATGGGTTTATCATTTCGCCATCTTTGTTTTTGACCTCGATCTCGCCATACTTCTGGAGGTGCGCCAGCGCCGCTGCGGTTCGGTCATCGGTCCTGTCGAGCCATTGATTCTTGAGAATGCCCGTGCCCTCGTCAAATCGTTGTTGGTTCATCTCGTCCATCTGGATGTTGCCTGAGTCGAGGTCTGACGCTATGTTGCCGTGGTAGAAATCGAGCAACTTCTGGAACTTGGCATTGGACAGACCTAATTCCTTATGTGCAAACTCTCTCGCCGAAGCCAGCTTTTCGTCTTGCATCGGGCCAAGCTTCGTAGCAAAATCATCAGAGTAGTCGTACACGTACTCTTCCACTGTATCAGGGACTCCATTAGCCTTGCGGAATGCGGCCCTCACGTCGTCGCCAGAGGTTTCGGACGGTATCTCAACCATTGTGTCGGGATTCTTGTTGTACTTCGTCCTAAGCTCCGTAAGGCCCTTAGTGAGGTCGCCTACGGTCTTGTACCTACCTAAGTATTCAGCATGGTCTTTAAACTCGGCGCGGTCAGTCCAGCCATCGTTAAACGTACCGTCAGAACCGACGAAACCTACATCTCCGCCACTATCTCCACCGGCGTCACCGCCTCCGTCACCATCTGCCATACAAAACGGCAATAAACCAAATAGATTAAACATTTTCGGCCTCCTCTATTTCTTTCGCAAGCTGCTCTTTGCTCTTGCCGAAGATTTTTATGTTCAGCATTTTTGCTGTAAGCTTCATCCGCTCCCACTCGGTTGGTTCTTTTGGCGAGTCAGCCATCGCTTCGTCCGTTACTTCGTCTATGGCCTCTTCAAAATCCCAATCACCCGGAATCGGCTCACGGTTGTCGCGGAATCCGGCCTGTTTCAACTCGTCCTCGTTCATCAGGTTTTTCGACCAGTTCAACTTCTCTGGCTGGAACCGGCGAGCGTACCTGCTTGGTACGTTCTTTTTGTAGTCCTCAAGCGAAGCGGGGTTTCTCTTCTTGACCACTTCTACAACCGCAGCTTGTTCTTGGGCTGTTTTGACATACGGTTCCGCTCCGTCTTTCTTGCGACATAACCCCGAACAATAATCAGGGTCGTACTGGTCTAACGTTTTGTCGTGCTTTAACTTAGCACCGCAACATCTACATTCTTCACGTTTTGGCATCTTTTCTCTCCATTTCTGCTTTCGCTTCTTTAACGTTTCTGTTTATCATGTCACGCAGGATGACCGAAACTTCTCGTTTCCCTGCCTTGAACGCACTCATGTACGGGTCACGGTCAAAAGTGCTGTTGTTGTAACCCGTAATACCGTCGATGGCATTTAGTCCAAGGTCGCCCTTATCACCTGCGAACAACGCCTGTATGTCAGTGGTCTGCTGTATCGCAAACTCACACGCTTCACGAAATTCCTTCTCTTCTTCTACACTCAAACTCTTAAAATGTTCCATTTTTCTCTCCTAAGATTCCATTTTTCTCTTTATAGCCTTACCGAAACTACCCGAGACCGCTTCGATTCTTTCTGGCGTTGGATCTTTTTCGATAACAACTCCAATGTGAGATTCGATACCATTAGAGTAAAGAATAAGCGTAGCAAAGCTTTCGCCATCCTTTAATCTATCAATGTCATTTTCGTAAGTTCTCATTTCTTTCTCCTATATACCTGCTGATAATGAACCTTCTTCCGGTTTAGTTCCACCGGTCTTATGTGCCTTAGCGAGTTCAGGTGCCGCTTCAATCATCTGTTGTTGCGCTTGATCTGCGGCCCTTCGGTCCTGTATTTGTTTTACATCGTCCAAACTTCGCAGCCATGTAGCAGGAACGCCGTTGTTCCTTGCTGAGTCCCTAAACGCTACCGGAACGTTGATATGGTCAAGCCATTCGAGGATGTTCATATCCGCCATCGGCTGCCATTCCAGTAAGGTCTTGGTCAGCCCCTCAGTCTCGATAGTTCTTAGTGCAAGGGCGAGCCTGCCTAAGTACATTATGCTGAAATCCTGTCCTGATAGCTCAGGCGGCATTTCAGGCAGTTTCTTTTGTCTGGTCAGGATACCTATCACTCGTTGTATCATGGGATTAAACAGCCCGCTTTGAAGTCTGCCGATTATCGGAGTCAGGAATCTTAACTTCTGTTCAACTCTTGCCTGCACCTCGGTGGCTGTCATGTTCTGTTTGTCAATCAGCGGGTCGAACATATCGACGAAATAACCTTTTTGTATTTCATTCTGGGTCTCAGAGATTGCGTTATTGATCTCGCCGAGATTTCCTTTGAACTCCCAGTATATCGGTGCTTCGTCGCGGTAGAAAACAACCCCGCCGGGCTTAGTGGTTAAAGGCCATACCGAACCGTCGTCCTTAACTAACATGGTCGGGTCAACCATCTTGTCCCATGCTTTAACCCGAATCCGCTTGAGTTCATTAACCATTCTAATATCAGGAAGTTTCTTTTGGGTGGGGCTGCGCCCGTAATCTTCAAGCGAGTCTTTGTCGAACACACTTACCTGATAGGGGAACTCTTCGTAACCCTCTTCTGCGCCTTCGACAAACTCGGCCTCGTCCCTTGATATGTAAACACTCAACCACGGCATATTTAAGGGGTCGTCAGCTTCGGGGTCACGCTCTTCTCTTGGTTCTACAACTTGTATGAAGTTGAACTTCTTATCTTTGTCAACCCCACTGTCAAATGCGGTTCTTATTTTCTCACCTAAGTTCTCAATCCCAAACTCCTGAACGGCCTGACGTGCGGAGAACATAAACCTTCTAAATACTGTGTCAACTTCACCGTCTGAATTTCTGACAATATAAATATCACGCATGAAATAGTTTATAAATACGATAACGGTCTTCTTGCCCTTTTCCTCATAAAGACATCCCGTCCCGAAGACGCCTAATGATTTTAAGAACTCAAAGAACGCTTCTCTAAACGTACTTCCAATAAGACGTTTATGGATTGCTTTGGTGGTAGCGTCGAGCCATTGTTTTACATCATCGTTTTTCTGTAACTTCTCATCGTCAACTTCAAGAACGAACGCGCGCGTCTCGGTTGGAAACATAAACGAATACAGACCGGAGGCTAATTGAATATTAGACTCCTCTGCGGTAGTGTCAAATAGATCCATCAACACTTCGCCGGAAGACCGCTCAGAGACTATCTGGCTATTGTTAGGCATGGCGTAGTCTGCCGAATCCTGAAACTGCTCGTCAAAATTTGCGCGGTCAGTCTCTAACTTCTTCATTCGCTCAATGTATTGTTTGGCTGTCGCTGGCATACTATCCCTGTCCACCCAAACTTGTGTTTAGTATCGTTCTATTATTTGCATTCAATCTTCCGGCAAGTATCGTAGATGCCCTACCACGCCCTGTGCGCCGGCGGAGTTTCTTTTTGGCCTCTTCTTCTTCTCTGCCGGGTATCGGCTGAGGAGTCGGCGCAGGTGTCGGTGGAGTATCTATATTTGGTCGTCTGCTACTGGTCATCTTTGCTCCAATTTCTTTAGACGATTTACAATGGACATCAACTCTCCCGGTGATATGCCCGGTTCTCCTTGCTCTCCCTGTGGGCCTGTCACGCTCCTACCAGCGGCTCCAGTGGCTCCGGTGACACCGGGCCGTCCTTTGTCACCAGTTATTCCCATCGTGCCACGTGGACCGGGAAGTCCCCTATCGCCCACGTCACCCTTGTCGCCCTTATCGCCCTTTGGTCCAATCTCGCCGACCTCACCCTTTTCGCCCTTGAGTCCCTTGACCCCTGTAACAGACTCACCTTTTTCACCAGTGTAGCCTTTGGCGCCACGGGGACCAGCAGGACCGGGCAACCCATCGCCGCCAACAAGACCGGTGGCACCTTTGAGTCCTTTCGGGCCGTCGTTTCCAATAGGTCCTTGCGGGCCAACGTCGCCTTGGGCCAGCATTTCAATAGGCCCACCACCTTCGCCAGCAAGGAACAGTCCTCCATCCTTAACGATAATGCGTTTGGCGATATTCGCAGCCAGTACTTCGGAAAAGGTTTCTTTTTGTGACTTATGTTTTTGTTTTTCCATTACAACCTCAACAATTCTTTTGCCATGAATGAATTTCAGTTAGCATATTTACCTCTGCTGCGCCATCCCAATAGATGACGCCTTGGCCAACCTCTTTATCGTCAGTGTCGGGACTTCCACCAGCCTGTTCTTTTATCAACACAAAGTACACACCTCTGGCAACAACCGGGAAGTCTGCCCAGTGACTGTCACCTACCGCTGTCATCGGTATGTCGCATTCGTCTGCTCGCGCGTCATTCCATGTCCCTATCGCCTCGAAAGCAGCGTCACCAACGTCAAAAATGAACCTGTCGCTGAACCTGTATACGAGGGCGTATAAAGTTTTCGCTTCGTCTGCGCCGTGGACTATTTCATTGCTCATACCTTTTTAATCTCCACCGAAAGCGTCGTACTATTCAACGTGCTGGCTATCACAAGAATGTGTGAGTATCCATGTACGTTCATGACGTAGCTCCCAAACGTATTGTTGGCAGGGCTTATGGCTTCGTTCTTCGTGAGCCAATTCGTAACAGGAACTATCGTGTCAATGAATTTATTACTCCCGTCTCGCACTTGAGTTCCTACCAGATTCGTTAATTGTGCTATGTGTCTGTAATGGTCGGGCAGAGAGTCAGAAGTTGCAGCGGTGTAAATCTCTAAGATATCCTCTGTGTCGGCTGCGCTGTCAGAGTAAAACCTAAGCTCCGCTGCAACCCAGCCTTGAGGTATCTCGATTAGAACCTTGTTAGCAATAGCCAAAGCCTTTACCGCAGCGTGAGTGAGCGCAGAGGCTCCTAAGAGGGCTTGGGCGACGGTGATACTGCCCTTGTCATCCCAGTAGTATTGCTTCAAATAAGATTCGTTATCTTTGCTGTCCATGTATACCCAAAGCCCTTAAATAGTCTTCTTCGCTTTCTATGAACCAGACACCCCACCCTTTTTCGTAAACTCTCCCGCATTTGATGCACTCAAATTTATAGTGTTTAGCGTCATAGGGTTCTATATGGATGCGGTTTCCACAAGTGCAATCCATGTCGAGAACATCTTTCCATTCAGATACGGGAAGTAGGTCGTTTTTTATTGTTCCGTCTGGATACACAAAAATCCTACTTCCCGGTTCGGCTTCACTAATCGCCCTGTCAAGCTCTGCTATATCCACAGGGATAGGTTGTTTAGTCCACGGCCATACTATTGATACTTTTACATACGGATTGGTGGCATTTTGCAACCATACAGAAAATATTTCTGCTGATACGCACATAACAAACACGATCACTAAGCCTGCTAAAACTTTTAATATTCGTCTCATCTTCTCTCTCCTAACCTATAAGTTAAATCCTGCATAACCTCTTTCTGTCTTTCTCTTTGAGTCTTTATCGCACCGACCTTTTTACACGCAAGATAAAAGAAGTTCAACGCACATCGGTAATGATCCTGCTTGTCGCCGATCTTGGCATACCGATAACTCGCGTTTCCTTTAGTATCGGTTTCCAGGAACTTCGCTACCTGAGTCATCTGGTGGGCGAATATCTTTACCTCCTGACATATACTTGGCAAAAGTAGCATGCCCGGCTTCGTTACCATGTAATGTGACCTGTCGAATATGTCGGTCTTATTTACTTTAACAATATTGTCGGCCCCCCATAAATCAAAGGTCTTGAGACTCGACTGAGTGTAACATGGGTAGACCGTATTGCCGCAGCCCGCCTCGGAAGCAGCCCATTCTCTTATCTTGTGAGACTCAGGCATCGCGTCACCTACGGTTGATTTTACGTTGTATCTACGGCCAAGGTCGTGAAGTTCTTGCCAGTTCTTGACCCTCGCCATTCTTATAAGCCTGTATTTGTCTTTGGCTATTCTGACGCCGATGACTGCATGAATAAGAGGATAGCCAACATCGAACCCCATGGCACAAGGACCGTCGTGAGAATACGCCATAGAATCATTGGTGCAAAGGGAAAGAACTTCGGTCTCTCTTAATACATCTTCAGCGCGGGCGAAAGCCTTGCCCATGACAGTTCTCTGGAACTCCGCTTCAGTGGTGTCGAACTCTTCGGGGTCGTCAAACTCTCTCAGAGCAAGGGCAAGGTCCCTGTTGGGATTTAATAGCTGGCTGCACCAATAGCCAACGGTGTCTTTATTAGAATCAGGAACCCATAACCCATTGCCCCTGTTGATCTCTCTACCACAGTGGATGCAGACTGGATAACCTATACCTTTATCATTGACCTTAATGCAGTGTGGGAATTCGGTCTCAAGACAGGTGTGCTTTCTACAGTGTTCACATTTTATCTGCCAGCGTCGCATATCACTTTTGTTGTAAAGTCTGTCAATCCCGTCGTCGGGGAGTTTCGGTGTGCCCATGTCACTTCTACGTCGTATAGTAGAGTTTCCTAACCTTTGGTTGACCTGAGAGGCCATCTCGTCGTCGAACAGGTCTCTTTCGTCCAGGAGTATCCAGTCAGCGGGAGTAGACCGCACAGCGGTCGAGTCTTTTGCCATACCACCAATGATACTGGTTGCTGTGCAGCCGTGGAAACTTACGTTAGTTTTGCCTATTCTTCGAGTGTAAACCGAGTTTGTATCGTTACACAAATCTTTGATCCTTCGGTTGTCCTTGAGAAGAGGTCTGAATCTACCGGATGAGAACTCTTCAACAGCGGTCTTTGAAGGAAAGTAATATATAATCCCCTGCGGGTAAAGTCCGTATTTCGCTCCGTGGACTATCTCTATGGATTTACCCATCGTAGCACCGGTCTGGGAACCTTTCTTGATGACCTCGTTGTGTTTAACCTTGCCGTCGAAGGTCTCAGGCAGCATTAGCTCTACCTGATACTCGCGACCCTGGAGCGTAAAGGGTCTGCCGTCTATCAATATACCCTCAAGCTGCGCCCAGTAAGCGGCGTTTACTTCGGCATGTTTTTCTTTGGTTAATTGCATAAATGCTTTCTTACGCTACCCATAACACTGTACACATCAAGCAGGGTCGGTATCTTAGACCTGCGCACCATGCGGTTCATAAACTTTCTAAATAACGGGGCAAGCCGGTCGCCCTGCATCGTACCCTTGACGCCGATATAAACATCGCAGCCCTCGAACTTAATACCGGTCTTTACGAAGCCTAAATTACGGTTCAGCAATCTTCCTATCCTTAAAAAGACCTGATATGTAATGTATCAAGCAGACAAGCACTACGCCGCAAACACTCCATCTGGTATCGACATCCATCTGCGCCAGAGTGTTAATGGTCAGCATCGCTACGCATACTCGTTTACTTACTCCGTTCATTTCAATCCTCTAAAGTATACCCGCCCTCAAAAGCCTTTGCTGGCGAAAACGACTTATACCCGCCCTCGTACACAACATAGTAACCACCAATTTGGGGCTTATGTTTATTCATGTACGCCACATCTACATTAAACGCGGCATACCTGTCGTCTTCGGGCTTAATCAACGCCATACCTGTCGTGGCAATAATAATATCTTTAATCTTCAACGCATGTACCGTCTTGTGGCACTTGTACTTCGGCATTTCCGCCACTGCTCCACAATCTTGATCTGTGCTCATTTTCTTCTCCTTATAAATCCCTCACAATATTATCAATACGCATCTTCAACATCACGTTATCAGTCAACTCAAATATCCTGTCAGCAAACTTACGCAAGAAAACAGCATCGTCCGGCTCATCAAGATAATCACCGTCAAGCATCCGGTTAAAGACAGCTTGCTCGTCAGCGGTTAAAGACATGCTGGCTCTCCACCAAAAACAATATCTCTATGCCTATGTTCTCGTACCAACACACCTTCAAGCTTTGTCTCGAAATCCTCAGAATGGAAAGTTCGGGTTGCTTGGGCCATCTCGAATACAACCATCTCATAAATCTCTTTTGGTAAATACACACAAGCAGGTCTTGTACCCGTCTTAACCTCTTCGCGAGCAAAAGCCTCAACCAGTTCCCCTATTGCTTTCGTTGCACAAGGCATTACTTCTTCTTCCTCTTGGATTTCTTAGAACGCTTCTTAGAACCGGGTTGAACCTTTTTGTATCCTACACCTTTGGGCATATCTATCTCCTATTCATAATAAACTACAGTTCCCGGAGCCAAGTCAACCTCCCCGCAGATTATCTCAGCCTCACGTTTAGTCAGAAAACGCGACGCAGGAAGGGACTCCTTTACTCGTTGGACGTCAGCTACTGTTGTACCAACAGCCGAACCCTTCTTTATCGTTAGGCCGGTAGGCCATGCTGTTTTAGTCATTATTAGTACCCTTCGTCGCTAATACGTAAAAAAGATGAATAATTGGGAGCGGACCATATTACAGTAAGGCAAGCCCCCGCCTTCCGATGCCCCCCCCGTCCCAGATTTAAGCATGCTTTTTCTCATGCCGCCGCCTCCTCAACTACTCCTTCATAGTCCCAGTCGCCGGGTATTGGCACACGGTTTGCTACATAGAGATGACTGGCCTCCAGTTCAGCGTTGTCCATGTGTGGTCCCCAGTTGAGCCGTGCTGGATCGTTGCGCGTTGCGTAGTCATCTGGGTTAGCTTGGTAGTCCTCGAGGCTGGCCGTGCGCGTGGGTGCGTGCGCCTCTACCGTGCGCTCCTTATCGTGCGCGTGCGCTTGGAATGTCTCAACGCTTTCCGTGCGCCTTGACAGTTTAGCCCTACATGCCCCAGAACACGTCTTGCCTGTACATTCCTTGCCACATATTCTGCAATTATTCATCTTATCTCCTTTATTCATAAGAGTTTATCCTGTCTTAGCCTTAATACCCAACTCCTTAGCTATCTCTAAGCACCGCTGGTTACTGTACTTAACGTTTAAAGCACGATCCTCCTCGCTCATGCGATTAGCCCTGGCAAGCTCTGCTTCCTCGTTAGGGGCCTTTTCTTGGTCATAGCCTAACATTAAATTTTGAGCTCTAATCGCTGATACTTCCGCAGACGGCGCGTCGAGTGTGACGGCGTGATCTCTTGCTTCGTCGAGCTTTTTTAGCTGCTTTTCACGTGAATAACCGCACTTCTTCGCTGTTTTTGCTTCTATATTGGCTATTGCTTCAGTTAATCGTGGATTTTCGTAGACTTTTAATCCTTTACCGCTTCTTGCGTTTACTTCGTCGTATCCTACTTTAATCAGTGCTTGCGACTTGTTATGGCCGTTACTTGTGTACTCTTGCGCTATCGCCTCTACTGTTTCGTCGTTCCTTATGTCTGGCATTGATTAACCTTTGCGTTACGTTCACATACCTTGCGATTGTTTTTGTGTATCTCTTGGATTATTTCCTCATTTGACCGCGGATCGTTTTCGTGACTGCCCTTGATGCGACCTGACCCTCTAAGTAGTTCTGATGCTGTTAGTGGTCTCATGCTGTTATCCTGTCTATTAGTTCTTGTTTTGTGCCCTTAGTGTCCACACCTGCACTTTTGGCTATTTCCACTAATTTAGACTTTAGCATCGACATATCAGCGGCGAACATGTCAATCGGTGTCTCTGTAGCCGTTTCAACTACTGGATTGGTTTTCTTTTTGCTTTGACGCGCCGTAGTAGCTGCGCCCTTGTCTCGATTGTGTTTATTGCTCATTATGGCCCCTTGTGTGTTTTAATCGCATCTTATTACTACTTTCGGTCAATTCCCATATTTATAGTGTAACCTGTATTTTGGGAAATGCAACCTTTTCTTTGATTATTTTAAAGAATATTACTTGACTTGCCGATAGTTTGTGGTATACTGTTAATAGTGAAGAGCGAACCGATAACCGATTTAAGGAGTGAAACTATGACTAAGAAAGAAGCTATAGACGCGGCATTTAAGAGTACATCTTATATTGGATCGCACCGACCATCTGTATTTTGCAGCGATCTTGAAAAGAATGGATATAAGGTCGTTAAGATTAAGAAGCAACGTAAATAACTAACCGATAACCGATTTAGGGAGTTGAAAAATGGAGAGTAAACCAAACAAGACAAAGCACATCACTGACAAGGACGAGCAATACAAGTGGCTGGTACAGGTGTTCAAAGACGCTGGGGAGGCTGCCAAGCTGGCTGATCCCGGTGAGGGCAATGATGGTGGCACCTGTAATTTCGACTCACCCGCTTTCAGGGTTAAGGGGTGGGGCGAGAAGATGATCGCCAAGCTTGCCGAAGAGGCTGGGCTGTCGGTTTGCCGGTTCTCATGGTTTGGTAGCCATAATTGGTACTGGCTCAATGTGCCACTGCACGGACAAGCTAATCGTCGCTCTACGATGTCTACGGCGGCGTCCAAGGTGTTCCAGAAGGCTATGGACTCTGAGAATCTCAAAGGTTTTTCATCCTGCCAATACTGCCAAATGGACTAAACCTGCCCGGCTGGGCCTTTCGGGGCCTTACCGGATATGTTTTGTTAATCTTTTATTGGAGAGTATGATTATGAAAAAATGCTTTAAGGAATTTAACTTCAGAAGCACGACGCTCGCCGTTATTTCGCGGGCCAACAGTATTATAGCCGAGTACCAACAGGACGGCTATGATCTAACCTTGCGGCAGTTGTATTATCAGTTTGTCGCCCGTGATATTATACCAAACAGCCAAAGCGAATACAACAAGCTGGGGACGGCCCTGAACAACGGTAGACTGGCTGGCCTGATTGACTGGAATGCGATTAAAGACCGTACGAGGCAGATGCACCAGAACTACCACGAAACAAACCCCGAACGCGCCATTGAGTACACTTCTGAATGCTACGCAATCGACACCCGCCAAGACCAAGATGTTTATCTTGAGGCATGGGTAGAAAAAGAGGCTCTCGCTGGTGTAGTTGAGCGAGCTTGCCGTGAAATTGACATTCCGTGGTTCGCTTGTCGTGGGTATGTCTCACAGACGGCCATGTACGAGGCTGCTATGCGATGCAGGCGGAAAAAGGCCAGCCGAACAGTAATCATCCACCTTGGCGACCATGACCCCAGTGGAATAGATATGACCCGTGACAACTTTGACAGGATGGATATGTTCGGTGCAAATCTCAC